CGTTGAAACTTTGTCAATCCACTCTTCTTGTGTAATGCCGTTAACGTGATAAGTAACTGTTGGACTAGAAGGACATACTAACACGTATTCGCCTCTTGTACTTCTCCAACCTTTAAATTCTATGTTAGCTGTAAATGGTGTCTGGGGATTTCTTTTTGCTTTTTGTTTCTTTGCTATCAATTTTAATCTGTCTGGTGATACTAAAGGAAACTTAGTTGTATGAATACCGCCTTTAACAATTCTAAAGTATGTATTATGAGGTGCTACTATTTTTGGTTCAGGATATCTTACGATATCATCTGTTAAGTAACCAACGTCTACGTACCACCATTCTTTACCTTGTTCCTCACATTCTTTAATTTCTCTAAGATTATTACCTGCTAATCCCCAAAAGAAATGAATTTCATGTATTGAACCTTTCCAACCTTTTTCGATTGCTGGCCAGATTTGGTGTGATAGGCACTTGTCCCATCCTATTTTATGTGTAATTATTGCCATTTTAATAACCTTTTATGTACTTCACCTGAATTAATTTCATCAACAGTCCATTGTGTATAAGCACATTCATTTAACCATTGTTGTCTATCTGTATAACTATCTAATAGTTGAGACAGATTTTCTTCTCCTAATATATCTAAACTATGAAATGAAACAGGATAAGCATGTGATGTTTCTGATAATGCAACTGTTGGTATTCCCTCACAAACTGCCTCTACTAAAGCATTACTTGAATAAGAAACTACTACTCTTGCACCGTCTAAATCTTTTTGAAACCCACTTCCACCATTCGTTTCCGAATAGTCCTCATAGTTGGTACTATATATAATTTTATTCTTAACTCCTTGATTAAAACTACCAAAAAAAGCACCTTCTTTTGAAATATCTCCGTACTTGTCTAAAAATCTAGGATGTAATCTAATCTTAATGTCTTCTCTTGTATATGTGGATATTTCTCTGATAACCTTATGCAAGTAATTAATATAGTTCCATTTTATACCATCACCTTCTGTGTATTTGACTAGGTTTTTATAGTGTTCTTCTGTGTATATATCATTTAAACTCGTATCGGTAGGATTTTGTAAACAGACAAGAATATAACTACCTTTGTTTCTCCAAGGTTTAATTTCTATACCTTGTTCTTGTTGTATTTTATTCCATCTATCAGGACCTACACCTTTATTTGCAAAGTATCCTTTATTCCATGTATAACAACCTTCACTAACTCTGTATTGGTAACTAGGTGTGCCTAACGTTAGACCTCTTCTAAATGTTGCACCCTCTAATACAAGATGTGGTTTTCTAGTTTGTTTAATAAAGTCATATTGTTCTTTAAATCCTTTGTAAACACCTTTGACACCTGTAGTAATATAGGCGTCTGTATTGTTATCTAAACCTATGAGGTCTCCACCTTTGACATTAAAATCATATAGTTTAAAATCTTTGTGTTTAGGAAATTCATAGAAACTACTATTTGTTTCTTCTATTTCACCTACTCTGAACGAACCTTTAAATCCAATTATCACTCTGCAACCTCTCAGCGGCCTCTAAGGCCTCACCATTTTTAAATTCTTTATCTGTAAACTGACAAGCAAGTAGACTGTATTGCCATTCCATAATCTTGTCTTCTGTTGGGTAATACAATTTTTCTATATCTGCAATAGTTATACTTGAAACTGGTGCCGATTGTGATATAGGGTCTACTATGCAAGGTATACCTTCTAATATTGCTTCAACGGCAACTGTTGATTGAAATGCTACAACACACCATGCACTTTTTAGACTTTCTGATAGAGGAGTTAATGCGTCTTTATATCTAATTCTTATCGTTCTATCACTGAATGCTCTAATGTCTCTCTGTGTCTTCTCCAACCAACCGTCAACTGTAATACCATAGATATTAGCAATTGGTTTCGTTGGTGGAATTATTAATATTTCACCACCTTGTTTTAAAAATGGCTTGGGTTTCTTAGGCTCACCATACTTCTCAATTCTCTTTCTATCTATATCTTCTAATTCTAAAAGGTAATTAAGTTGTAACTGACTTCGTATCATTCTATACAGTTTACCATTTGGACCAGGTACATAATCTCTTGTAGCGTGAAAATATGCATGGTCTAAGTAGTAAAATGTATGTTTTCTCTTCTGTGCTTCTTGTATAATTTTGTGTGTACCTCTAAGAGTACCAATACATGCAACTGGATTCTTTGTCCAATCTCTAATATTAAAAGTATGCCAATGTGCGTTTTCGTATTGTCCAATCTTTTGGTTTCTGCCTAAATCAGGTCTATGTTCAATACCTCTGCCCTCACTGGCCAAGTCTATAAGAAATTTATCTTTACCTGTGCCTGTTAAAAATACTTCTATCACACCTGCTGTTCCTTATAGTAATTAAACCATTCGTCTGCATAATCAACATCTTTGTAATCTTTAAACCAAGGACCGCCTTCTGTAAAGTGTACGTTCTTAGCTTCATTGTTCTTTTCGTATTCGCCAACTAACCAATTCCATTCTAATGGTAAAGTGCCAATCTTATCTTCATTCTCTAACCATTTAAATTGATGTAGTTGTAGACCACTTGCACTATTAATATAGTCTGGTGTTAGTGTACTGCATTTAGCACAATTCATTAACATAAAACTAGACCAATTCTTTTTAGGATAAGCCGTTTGTGTCTGACCTAAAAACTTTGTATTATTCTTAGGTGTATAATCATGTTGACATACTTGAACGGCATACTTGTCATCTCTTAGTCGCCAAAGTTCATTAATGTCCGTTCTCATTAACATATCACAATCCATAAACAATGCCCAACCTTGGTAATTCATTAAATGTGGAATAATAAATCTACTAAAACTAAACTCTGTTGAAGATAAAGGACTACGTTCTCTTACAAAATCGTCTTTAATGTTTTCTAAGTAAATAGGTGTAATAGCAATTGGTTGTGTACTATTCTTTAAAATACTATATGTTAGTGTAGAAAAGGCTGCCTTCTCTTTACTGTCATAACCAATAAAAATGTTTATCATTAAAATTGCCTTTCTGGACTTCTCAATAATTTCTTACGTTTAGGACCTTTAATGTGGTCGTAAACAGGTCCTAATATAGACCTTGCTTGTACGTGACCTGGTTTACCGTCACCAATACTATAATTCTTACAACCATGTATATCTTCTGTTTGTTTTCGTACATAATCCCATACAAAACTATCATGGCTTTCTTGTAGTTTATAAACTGTATCTGTGTTGTACATTTCTTTCATACGAACAGCAAACTCAAAAGTATTTTCATGTCGTCTGTTGAAGTATAGGAAACCACATTCACTATAGAGGTCACCTCTACCAAGATAAGTCATAAAACTTTCTTGTCTGTGTATGTGTTTTTCAATCCAATCTTCGTCAATCCTCTTGTTAAAGATACTATCTGCGTCAATACAGATTAAACCATCATAGTCTTCACTTGTAATAATTTCATTACAATATGCATATACTTTGTAACTAAATCTAACTGCGTCATGTAGATACCCTTGTGGTGTATCTGCAACTGGTCTATCTTTGTTTCGTTCTACAAATTCTTTTAACTCTGGTATCTCTTCGTATGATGAACGTACTACCAGACCTTTCATGTTTGGTATATCCATCATATCTTCACTATAAACAATCAAATCAAAAGGCCAATTATAAGTCTCAAAAAACTTATGTCCATATTCTTTATATAATTTTTTATTTAATGTTGTAACTACACCTATTTTCATTTTTGAAAGACCGCCTCCTTACGCAATTGTCCTTTTTTAGTATAACCCCATTCTTTTAAGATTTCTGCAATGGCGTCATGTTCTTTTTGTTCTTCTTTATATGTAGTTCTAGCATGGTCCATAGGTAATTCTAATACTAATGTAATGTTATTATTCTTTAAAGTTTGTTCTGCACCAAGCACAACGTTTCTCTCATTGCCTTGTACATCTACTTTCATAAAACCTACGTTATCAAAGTTGTATTCATCAATAGTGACTACATCTACTTTCATTTTACTAAGTCTATCTGATTCTAATTTTCTTTGAGTATTACCTGTCTGTACACCCCACTCATTAAGTGACATGTTACCACACTCATCTGGTGATGAAAAGAAATCTACATCACTTTGTTTCTCGTTTGAAACTGCGACAGGATATAATGTGTAATTTGTTTTAATCATATTGGTCGTAAATGCCAATTGATTATCTGGATGTGGTTCAAATGCATGAACGAATTTAAATCTTTCTGATAGGTCTCTTGACCAGAAACCTACATTGCCACCTACATCAATGGCTTCAGCTTCAAAATTGTTACAATGTTCTAAACTGAAATCTCTTGTGTCTTTCTGATACTCCCATTTGCCTTTATGTTCTTTAAGAGTATGTTCATAGTGAGTGTCCCAATCTGGTAAATGCCACCCTTTAATTAAATTCATCATCTGCTCCACATTTAGCTATGTAATAACTATCAACAATATCTGAAATTGGATTACCAACTTTTTCTGTATCAAATATCTTCTTCAAGTCAATCTTTAAATCTTTGACAAAATGTTCATACATCTTATCTTTATCAGCATTACCTTTT